TATCTTGATGCAAATTGCGGGTCTGGCGTCAGGAATACTGCGTCACGGTTAGCACTATGTTCCCAAGGTTTGATTTCGATTTGGGGATAACGCTTTTTTTGCAGTGCTAACCCTGTCTTGAACTCGACGATGTCAGGCGTAGACGTCCCGTGGAACATCCTATCCTTGACGAGGCTTGGCTCGAGGAACTTGGCAAGATTCTCGTCCCGCTGAGCCTTAGTTAAGGCCTTCTTCGCCGCCTTCTTGGGCAGGTTGGCAGTAAACGGGTTGATCGGTTTCATTTGCGCCCCTTTACCAGACCGCCCTTCTTCTTGCTCAGCTTCACGCCCTGGACGTCAGAGCCCTTGGGTGCAATCAGTAAGGACTCGTAAACATCATGCGGCATCTTGCTCGATTTCATAGACATGCGCCCAACGATGTCGCCGATCCCGAAAACATCGCCGCGGCTCATCGGCCGCAAGGTCGGGTTGTCGCCGGTCATCGTATTGAACATCTCAGCAGGCGTAGCGTACTCGGTGGCCAGCCCATACTTATGTCCCATGCCGGATTGCTCGATGGCAACCAGGAAGTCCAGGTCCTTAAGGATGGGGTCGCCTTCGGTCTCGTAAAGCTGCTTGCGAACGAGGTTTGACTTAGTTTTCGAGCCCTTGTTGCGATCGCCGATGGTGAGGTCCACTTCCTTCTCGGCGCTCATCATGGGCCTGCCAGTGGCTGGGTTGATCAGCACGCCGACGTCCTGCATGACCTTCTTGTCCATGACCTCGCCGGTCCTTGGGTTCACGAAGGCGCCTGAGTAGAAGTCCGATCGCTTCATGTTGTTTACGTCCAACACTTTCTCGACAAGCTTCTGGACGCCCGGGTTGTTCTTGGGGTCTAGGAACCACCGGCTGGGCATGGGTAGCAGGTTGATCCGATCGGGCTGGGTCAGCCTGCTTGCGATGTCGGTAGTGGGATCAATGGCCGACGTAATCGTTTGCTTAGCAGGCTTCTCGAGGGCCTGGAGGCCGCTCTTTACCGCCTTGGCTATACCGCCTGCTTGCATCTTCTTGACCTTGCCGCCCTTCTTGAAGCCCTCGCGCTGCAAATGCCTGAGGTACTCCTCGGTGATAGGCTGGCTTGGCAAGCCTTTACCGGGAAGCCCCATGGTCCACTCGTAGTATCCAGGCTTCTTGCCCTTGGGGAATTTCTCAGACGGTTTGGCAAGCTCGGCCACAAAGTCAGGTAGCGCAATCTCACCGGGGACCGGGTTGAATACGACGTTCATATCCTTACCGTGAAGCAAGACCGGGAATCCTGGATGTAAGTCGGGCCTGACCGAGTAGTCACCCGAGAATTGGACAAGCCTGGGGCCAACGGCAAACGTCGGCACATTGCCACCATGCTCGGGGTGAAGCAGCATCTTCTCGGTTTCCTCGCGGAGGATGTCGCTTGGGTTGAAGATCACGCCCTTGCCGCTCTTTTCGCCGCCAAGTGCAACGCCGCCCTTCTTGGGCGGGATGCCTCGGCCAAGCATGATGTCACCAAGCGCCGCACGCTTTTCAAACGTGTTCGCTTTCTTCCAGATCTGAGGGTCTCGAATGTCAGCCCCTTCGCCAAAAGTCAGGGCCAAATTGTGATTGATCTTCGCCTCAAGCTCAGGCTGCAGCTTGCCTTCCTTCATGGCTTGTATGAAACCTTTTTTGAGCCTTTCGAAGACGACCGGATTCGTTTTAAGCTGGTGCTCGGAGCCAAGCAGGGTCGTGAAGTATTTCCCGGGGTTGGCAAAGTTTGCGATCAGGTTGCTGGCCGTCGGGACGTTGCCGACACCCCAACCCATACCTTCGTATAACGGATCGGCGTGTTGAATGCCCGGGAAGTGAGCGCCGCCTATGTTGCCGCCGCCGACCCTGGTACGGTCAGACTGACCAACGCCAATTGATCCTTTGCCTTCGATGTTCAGGTTGCCAAGAACATCAGACAGCCTCTGCACTTGCGTGGTTGCGATCTGCTTGGCTGCAGCCCTTCCGGCCGCGGCACGCTGGGCTGCGGTAACGGGCTTGGGCTCTTCGACAGTCTTGAGCACGTCTTCGATCGAAGGCTGGTCCATCTTCGCAATGAGGCGTCTTGCTTCCTCGTCGGGAGAAAGCGCCGACAGGCCGCTCTTGCCCTGGAAGCTTTCACCGGGAAGGGCCTTGAAGGCCTTCGCGGCCTGCTTCCCGCCTGCTTTCACAAGCCCAAACTTACCGCCGCCATCACTCATGCGGACGACACCACCGCCTGCCATGCTTACGAGGCCGCCACGAGCGCCTTTGGGAGGGGTTATGGTTTGGCCAGCAAGGTTAGTGACTGTACCGCCATACTGCTGAGCGGCTTGGTCGGCTTGTTGTTGCGTGTCGTACCAAGAATAAGTTGGCGTTCCAGACATGCTTGGTGTGCTGACAACGAATTGTCTTGTGACGTCTCCAGCCATTTGCGGGGAGAGTGTTGCCAAGTTTTCCGATGTTGTGAGATCAAGTCCGAGCTTTTGTGCAAGCGCTTGAGATGCTGCGAGGCTCTCCGTGGCTCCCGGCCCTTTTTGCGCGGCTAACGGATCTTGCGTCCAGTCATATGCGGCGCCAAGCTTATTTGCGGCAATGTCAGCAAAGTTAATACCATGGTTTGATCCGGTGCCGGGGCGAAGTTGTCCGGGCTTATAGTTAATGCCAGCAGCATCAAGCTTTTGACCTAACGAACCAATGCCGCCGAGGTTGATGCCAAACTCGTTGGCATTCTTGTAAAGGTCCTCGGCACTAACAACACTTCTTCTCAGCAGATTACCCTGAGGGTTGTAGTACCCAAGCTTGCCATCTTCCATGGATACGCCATAACCGCTCTTGGGGTCTCGGTAAATATAAGGGCTACCCGTCTTGGCAAACCAAGCCTCATCGGCCAGAGGTGGCGGATTCTCGTAAGCATTCTTGGCTGCAGCGCCCTGAGCGTTGATGCCCTTCATGGTCTCGTTGAGCCAGTTCGTGTCCTTGCCGCCGTAATAGCTTGCTATGTCACGGTTCCACCAATCGTTGGGGAAGGCAACCTTCAGTGCTTCGACGTTGTTGAGGAATCGATCCTTGCGAAGCTGCTCTGACCGCAACCCTGCCTGTGCATATTCTTCGGCTGTCATCGGGACGACATTCTCAGATACGTTTTGGGCAATGTCGGCCACTGAGCTTGGTATCAACTTAGGCTCTGCAGCGGGTTGGGCCGTCTTGACGGTATTAGTGACGCCTGGGACGGCTGTTGATGACCCCGGCGGCGTCGTTGTAGTGGAGCCAGTAACCGCGGTTGATCCAGGCGCCGCAGTTGATCCAGGCACATAGGTCGATAGCTTCGGAGCAAGTGCTGCTAGGCGTGCTGTCTTGGCTGCAGCAAGCTGTTTCTGGCGCTGTGCCCGGAGTGCCTCCTGTTTGCTCACCTCAGCCTGTCGCGCTAAGGCCATTTGCTCTGAGGCGGTCTTGCGGACCTTTGACTGCTCGATCATCTTGCCCAGGCCGGTAGCCATAGGATTGATGCCCTTGTAAGGCGTTCCGCCGTTAGCCATTTGCACGAGGCCGCCTACCGCGTTGTCTGCCCTCCAGGAGTCGGCCCCCATAGCACCGTTGCCATCATCGTTATGCCTGCCGCTTACCATGCCGCCGTTTGCGTAGGGGGCTATGTTGATGGTTCTATCGGGCAGCATGTCATAGGACTCGAGCGGGAATGTTGCCCTGCGCTCAGCCTCATCCATGTTGGCCCGACGCGCTGCCGCCCTGGCCTCGGCCTCGCCCCCAAGCCGGTAGTAGTAGCTGTCGGCCGCCAAATTGTTCAGTAAGACAGGGTCGATAGGTCCGCCAGCAGGCCTGAGCGTTTTAAGCGTGTCCTGCTTGATCTCTTGAAAGCCTGGGTGCAAGAAAGCCTGCGACCTGTTGCCTCCAGGCGAGAAGCCCTCAATGTCCTGAATGGCGTGCTGCATCTCGTGAATGGCTGACATCCTGGGGCCGTCCTTGATTCCGGGCTCATAGATGTCGACCTGAAAGCCTTCCTTCGGCGTGCCGGATAGCGAGGCTTTTATTTCGGGCGCTCCCTTCATGGTGCCGTACAGGTTCATCTTGGTACTGGCAAGCTCAGGGTAGGCGGCGTATAGCTCAGGGTGCCTCAGGATCTCATCAGCACTGCCCTTGGTCTGCGACAGGCCGAGCACCGAGCCCTTATCGGAGATCTCTTGGCGCCAATGGCCATCAGGGCCTCTGAAGGTCCCGGTCTTGGCCCAGATCTCTTGGGGAGAAACATTGGCTGCCTCCATCTTCGAGGCCTTGAAGGCTGCCTGCTCGTCCCATGACTGAGACCCTGGGCCGATGAAAAGCTTCCTTGGCGCGACAGGGTCAAGCGCCTTGCTCAGCAGGCCGCTCGTCTCGCCGAGCATGGCCTTGTTGATTGCATCGCCTGCATAGCCTGCAAGCGTCTCGGTGGTGTTCGTGAAAAGCTTGGGCTGCAGGATCTCTGCCGCTGACCTCGGCTGCCTGGGCATCATGGCCTGGGTCTGCTGGATGTTCTTCAGCCGGTTGCTTGCCTTGGCCGCGAGGTTTGCGCTTGCCGTGCCTGCGGCCGCACCCAGCGGGATCGACCCAAAGTCCTGCCCGAATCTAGCCGTGTGAGCGCGGTCAGGCTGCGTTAACGGGTTCGGGGTTATGCCTCGTAAGGCTTGGCTCATTTCTTCGCTTGTAGGCCCTTGTAGGCCCCTTGCAAGCATGGCTGGCATGAAGCCTGCCGTCTTGATGTTTTTCAGTGCCTGAGTAACATCGCCTGCTGTGCCTAAGCTTTCGGACAACGCGCCTCTTACTGCGCCACGGCCCATGTCTGCAAGGCCTTGTAAGGCCTGGGGGATAAACGTCGGATTCTTCTGGGCGCGTGGGTTTGGCATGGTAATTCCCCGGGATTAGTGCGGATGATACTCAGTAGGACTTGCAAAGTCTATCGGCGCTGATTATCATCGCGCTGTCGGTCTGGCAACCGGCGATGAGAGCAGTGAAGGATAAAACCCCATAAGTTTTTGGTTGGGGCGTTGATGATGATGCGCGTTTTCCCTTCGGGGGAAATTCCTTCCTGCTCAAACGCCTGAGTCTGCCTCCCGCCAGAGGTAACGCTCCAACCAAAGTCTTGTGGGGTTTTGCTTTTGGCACCGTCCGTACTCCGCACGTTAGCAGGCACCAACCGTGGTGGCTCGGAGTGAAAGCGGTACTGGTAAGGCGTTTCGACCCGGTGCAAATCCGTAAGAATCCAGCGGCTGGCAGAACCTCCAAGCCGAGGGGTCAGGAAACTGACATGGAGGTGGCGTTTATCGCCCGAGGAATCCCTGCTCACTACCCCTGTGGGGGTAGGGGGGCAGTTTCGAGGAAATATTATGAGGCTGTCAGCTAAGGACAAAAAACGACTGGTCAAGCTCAAAGAGCGCAAACGACTCATGGCCATTTCAGACAATGACCTGTCGACCGCTTGGCAAGAGAAAAAAGCCAAAAACTCTGTCCATCAAATCGTTGAGCTTCGAGACATAAAGCTTCGCATCTTTTAAGCCGCATACGGATTAACCCTTTTAGGCCTGTCTTCCGGATACGGATCATCATCGGGCGGCGGCGGATCTATGACAAGCCATCCCATGTCTCGCAGGACTCGAAGGGCCTGGGACACCGTATCGACGAGGTCGTCATGCCGGACCTCAGGGAATGCGCATAACTGGTTGACCAAGGGCTCTGCCCAGGATCTAGGGTGGCCTTCGTTCTTGGTGCTCTCTGGAATATACACCCGACCGGCCTTGATCAGTGGTGCGATCAGGTTGACCCTTTGGACCTTGTCGGCGCCGCCTGGATTGTATGACCGGCAGGGTATGTGGGCACGCCCCAGGTCTTGCAGGAGGGATATGCCGGAGGACTTGTCCTCCACCAAAACCATGTCCGTCTTCTTGCCCTGTCCGAACTCATTGGGGTCGCCGTAAACCGTGCCGAAGTCTTCAATCACCTTCTCCTTCAGGTCTGGATACTGCAAGTGCTCTTCCCAGCAGTCGATCAGCATCGCTCGGAAGCCCTTGTCCTCATTAAGCTTGAAGATGCCCCATACGCTGCAAGCGGACGGGTCGTTGATGGTCTTCTCGGTATAGGCGCCGTCATAAGACTGCACGACGAACTCAAACCGCGGGAAGGGCTTCTCTGATGGCCATAGCTTGATCCAGGCGCGTTTGATGATCCCTGCCTCTTCCGGATCGATGATCTCGGCGTGGATCTCCTGGCGGCCGAGCGAGGTTCCTTCGTACTGCAGGATCTGCTGCTTGAATGTTCCGGCGAGGTTGGCAAGGTTGTCGTAGGTCGATGCCTGCGTGACGACGACGTCTTCGCCGTCTCGGTTCAGCAGGTCAATGATCAGCGGCTTGGGCTTGGGTGTCGTAGTGACGACAATCCGAGGCTTATCTCCCAGGCGGACCGAGAACATGATCTGGTCCCAGGCTGCGTCCAGATACTCCCAGGCTGCAAGCTCGTCGCACCATGCGTGGTGCCATTGCGGACCCCTGAAGCGCTCAGGCTCACTAGCCGGTATGCCCTTGATCAGGCTGCCATTGGTGAGCACGATCTCGTGCAGGCTCCTGGTGTACTTGACCCGGATCTCTTCGGGCATGCAGTTGAGCAGCCCTGACTCGCCCTCGATCATCGTGTCACGGATGTCTGCCGAGGTCGGACCAGAGATTAGGATGCGCAGGTTCGGCGTGCTCCAGGCGGTATGCCATACGTCCTCTGCTGCTGTCCTGGTTTTACCGGCCCCCCTGCCTGCAAGGAGCATCCATATCGTCCACCACTTGCCCTTGGGCGGGATCTGGTGACTGTGCGCCTTCATTAGCCACTTCATTCGGGCTGCGAAGGCTGCCGCTGCTTCCGGGGGTAGCTTCTTCAGCGTCTCCTGGTGCAGGGCAAGCTTGGCTTCAATCTGCTTGCTTTGGCTTTCTGTCAGCATGCTGGCGGATGCCGGTCAGTTCATCGATCAGGGACTGCGCGACATCCATGACGACATCTATCTGGACCGGGCCTTCGTCCTTGCCGGTGATCTCATGCTTGGTCCGGTCGGTGTAGTCCTTGGGGAATCTTGCGGCCATCGAGCGGGACCAGAGCGAGGTATTCAGCGTCACGCCATCCTTGGTCTGCTTCAGGTGATCTTGGGCTATATCCTCCCACCATTGCAGGGCTAGTTCCTCTGCATACTCTAAGGCGTTTAGAAATTCCTCGTGGACAGAACACCAAGTCCACATAGTCTTCCTCGTTACACCTATGGTCGCGGCGATCTGGGCTTTGCTCTTGCCCTCTCTACCCATAGCGATAACGAGTTCGCAGTATTTGGGGTCGTAGTCGGTTGGTCTTCCTGCTGGCATTCTGATTTTCCTTCAAAAATCAAGCACTTACCTATAGGATACACGAAAAAAAACCCCTGTGGAAGGGGTTAACGTCGTGAGGGGAAGGACCCACAACCAGGAGACACACAGAAAACAGCTTTTAGTTTACCTCGACTTCAGGCTGCTTGTATATCCTCATGCGAATCAGGTCCGACACGCCAAACATTCCAACCGGCTCGGCCAAGGTAGCGCAAAGCTCTCGCTCCTCGTCGAGCAATTGCTGAACATAAGCGGTTAGCTTGTCGATGTTGAAGGCAAATTGCTTTCCCTTTATGTGTTTGCTTTTAAGCGTTTCGATCAATTGATCTCTGAGTTCTTCGTTCATTTGCTACTCCTTTACAGTTGGTGATTTCTCTTGTGTCCAGAATTCTTCTTCGCAGTGCTTGCACTTATGCCTGCGCTCAACGAAGTAATGACTGCGCTCGGGGTTCCAGAATGTGCGGGTCTCGAGGATCTTGGTCTTGTAGCCTTTGCCCTCCGGTGTTCGGCAGTACGGGCAGAGCATTTACTGGTCTCCCCTTGTCAGCACAGCGTCAGGCTGCTTACGACGGTGGTGCGCAAACTCCTTATTGCACTCGTCGCCGTTCAGCCGCTTTGTCCAAAGCGTTTTCGGTATCTCAACAAATTCGGTATTTCGTGGCTGACCGTCTGACCGTTTGCGGTGCCGACCGGATGGGTGCGCGACCCGTTCGTACTTCCACCCGCTGGCCTTTAATGACGCGCCGAACTCGCTCTGAAAGATGTATGTCTGGATCACTTCGTAACCCAACTCTTTGCCAACTCGAGCCGCTGTTGAGTAAAGGATCGAGCACACATTCGGCGTGCCGTCTGAGCACAATCGAGTCACCTCGAGAATCCGTTTCGGATCGAGACCGCTTGTAGGGCGACCGACAACCGCGCAACCCAAAAGCTTGCCTGTCTCATCAACCACGCCAATTGAAAACCGATGCCCTTGTACACGGCCATGATGCCTGTGGTGTTCTTCAATGTGCGCATTCGCCTCGCGCAATTCCAAAGGAATGGTTTTTATTTTCATTGCCCTCCCCTTGCTCGTATGGCTTGCGCGGCCAACTTTGTAATGTCTGACGCATATTCAGGATGTACAGCAAGCACGTCGCACACCTTCGCACATGCCTCACGCTCCAACTCCCTGATCTGCCACTCCAACTTTTTCAAAAGGTCTTCCACAGTGTCGCCATGACCGGTCGAATATCCGCGGTCCATCATCCACTGAGCTACCTTGCGCCGCTCGATGACAATAGCAATCGAGGCCCATGTCCGGGCATCGTCCTCTTTCAGCTTGTCCATAATCCCGGAGCTATCCAGGTACGACCTTGGCTTTTGGTGCATGTTGTGGTCGCCGCTCATACCCGCTCCGTGATCATTTTCTTGATGCGCTCGGCCTCTGTCTTGGGGATCTGCGCGGTGTCGATAATTCTGCAGATTGATTCTCGCTCTTTAATCACTGCTTTAGCGATCAAGCCATCAATCCTGGCCTGCTCCTTGCGTTCTTTATCTTCCTGTTCCTTGAGACGCCTTGCCTTACTAGCCTCAGCGTCTAGGTGTCTTCGGCGGAGTTCGCTGACATAGCTCTGGTTGTAGCCCGTCTTCTCAGCGATAACCTTGGTCTTGAGGCTCAGGTCCTTCACCATCTCACGGACGGCGTAATGACGCTCCAGTACGTCTTCCATGGTTACTCCCCGAGGAATTGGTTAAGTGCGTTGCGAAGCTCGGCAACCTGATCTCGTGTCAAGCTCGTTGAGCAGTGGCTGCCAACCTTCCACAACGACAGCCAGAGTTTGTCTTCGTAGTCGGAGAGGTTGATCTTTTCGTAGTCTTCAGTCTTGATGGTTATGTCGAATTTGCTCATAGTTTTCTCCTGGTTGGGGCCGAAGCCCCGGTTATTAGAATGAAAAGTCGTGATACTTCTCGCGCTCACCGAGGCGAAGGCCGCAGCCTTCTGCCTTAACGAGGCGATTGGTCTCGGGGTTCACGAAGTGCTGGACCCAGCGGCCGTCCTTCATCTTGCGGAAAATACGGCGGCAGCCGTTAGCGTTGGGCGTGTACTCGTAGCGCTGGGACTCGCTGAGGCCGTTGTTGTCAACTCGGCGGTAGTCATCGTCTTGCACGACGATGTACCGCTTGGCCATGTTTACCTCGATAACCGTGCAGGGGTTACGATCGGTCCAGGAAAGCAGGGTTGCTGGCATACCAACGTAGGGCGCTGGCTCACCGACTGTCATGCGGCTGTAGAGGCTGTTTACGAGACTTGCTGTTTGCATCATTTTCTCCTGTTTCTCACAGCGACTTGCTGTAGGTAGGATTACAGCACAGTTCTTTATCCGTTTGGCTCATTTCTTTTATCCAGCCGACGAACGGTACGTTGCGCCCGAAGAGTGCCGATCATCAGCGCCGCCTTGGCCTGCAATTCCTGCTCGGTAATCCCGTAATGCTTGGGGAATCCCTTGGTGCCTAGGCCATGTACACCCGTCTTTCCTCTATGGTGCTCGGGACACAGGGGTATGGCCTCGTAGTGCGTGGCCTTCCTGCCCATGCCAACCCCTGACCTGGGGTGGTGGATTTCCGCGGGAGTGCCAGGGGTGCCCAAGTGTGCGCAGAGAATGCAGCCGATCTCCGATAGGTCGTTGAGCCACTGCTTCTCGTCTTTAGTCATCGGATGGCCCTCAGGACCCTCTGCTGGCGGCCGCTACGGCCCGATCGCCTTATGCCGGTGTCTTCTATCCAACCCTTGCGCATAAGCGGCGCAAAACGCGGCATAACGGACTGCGATCGCTCATTTGGGAAATGCTGCAGCACTTGATCAGCGATGCAGCCTTCTTGGCCGTAAGCCTTGATGATGTTAAGGACTTGCAACTCCAATTCGGTCGGATCAAAGGACTTGGCGGCGTCCTGGCTCGTGTCGGGGTCAGTGGATCTTGCAAAGGCCAAGGACGACACGCCGAAGAGGTCCTGTTGCTTGTTAGGCTGGCGCTTCTTGAGTGCTGCGTTCCATGCGGCCTGCCAGCAATTGGCAAGGCTTTGTTCGGTAATGCTCGTGCCTTGAAACCACTCGCGGTAGGCGTCACGCATCGCGGGTGTATTGGCCCAGGTTCTCATAGCTGTTCTCCAGTTTTTGTTTGATGTTCAAAGGGATCTTGGGCAACGGCGCCCAAGCGATAAATACTCGGCTCCAAGTTCCGATGCAGGCAACTCCCGCGGGATTGAGCAGCAGCATCTTGGAGCCAAGCGGTGGCTGATCCTCCTCCGGGTCTCGCCAGGAGCACTCGCCTGCTACATGCCTCATAGCATTGCCCAGGCAAGCACGGCATAGATCAGCCCGAAGGCTGCGCCACCTAAGACGAGGGTTGCTGTGTCTGATTTCAAGACCTCATGCTTATCCATGATTACGTTCCTTTAGCTTGGCTTCAATGGCTTGGGCGAAATGCCACTCTAGACCGTCCGCTGGCGTAATAATCTGACCACGCACCGAGTATTTGTGCCTTTGGTGTCGAATGGTTGCCAACCGCTCACATTCATCGATCTCCTCATCAGTCAACCCAACCCATTGCTTTGGTGGTGCGGTGTAGAGGGGTGTCTTGTGAAAGTGTCCGGGCGTCCAAGAAAGCCCTTTATCCTCACCACGCACAGCCATGTCTGCCCACGCCACTGGCTCTTGCTCTGGCTGCGCCAGCCTCTCGCGCAGGGCTTTGATGATCGGGATGTTAAATTGCCATCCCAAATAGTCGCTTCTGTTCAGCGCCTCCAGCGCCTGCTGCATCAGTTCTTTGTCAGTCATATGTTCTTCTCCTTCAGCTTGGCTTCGATGGCTCGTGCAAAAGACTTGGCATCAACACCGTCCCAAGGTATTTCGTCCTCATCCGTCAGCCCAACCCATTCACGCTTTGGTGGTGAGAGGTAAAGCTTGTCGCCACGATGTGGCGGGTGTTGACATAACCACTGCAATCCATGCGCGTCATATGGATCAAAGACCACTGCCACCGGTTCTTGCTTTTCTGTCTCCAGCGCTTGTCGTAAGGCAGTGATGGCTGCGTCCTCGGTTGCGGCTTGTTCTGGGTCTGCGGCAGGGTTTGTGCAATTCCCTTCCAGCGCCTCCAGCGCCTGCTTCATAACGCTCACGCTTGATCGTTGTCCAGCAGTTTCCATTCCTCGCCCTCCCTTACTGTTTTCTTGGCGTCGTTCATACCGGCCTTCCAGCCTGCAACGAAGGCCATGTAAAAGTGTCCCTTGGTGTTTGGATTAAGGCCCTGCAGCTTGGCAAAGGCCTCCCA